AAATATGCAACTATAGGCGATAAAAAGGGACGTACAATACCAAAAGGAATTGATGCGATTGAGTTAAATATTAATGTAGATCCATTACAATATTCAGAAAACAATCCTATATCCGCAACCGTAGTTCGTACATCGTTAGCTAATAATGACTACGAAACATTTCGTTCTTCTTATCCACAATTTGATGAAGCTAAAGTAAAAAATGCGTGGCAAATCTTAAAAGGAGTACAAGAATCAAAACCTTTTACTGCGGAATGGATGTTAAAAACGATATCAAATGACGTAGATAGATTTATAGAAAGCATGATGTTCCCTAGGGAAAAACAACGGCATGCAGAAAAAATAAAAAAATTACGTTCATTTTTAAATTCAAATCGAGGCGAATCATTCGTATACGACTTTGATGATTTTCAAAAAACAGTATATGGTGCTAAATTAGTAGAAAGTATTATTACAGAAAATTATATTACCAGATCCGAATTAGCATCTATAGAATCATCGGTTGATAAATTTTTTAAACAATATAACATCGATGTAGATTTTCAAGGCAAATTTACACATTTTATAGAACGACTAAATGATCCTAGAAACGAAGCTCCTATATATACAGATGAACTTAGAGACTTTTTTGAAGATTTAGCAAATGAATATGGAGACAAAATTGCAAGACAATTAGATTTAGAACGACCGACAGGAGTAGGATCCGATTATCAATTCGATATTCCAATTCATATGCCATTTATGTTACAATGGAATACCCGTAAAAAAATGATTGAATTGATTCCTAGAACAATAAAAAAACAAAGAAAACGATGGCAATCAAATAATCCAGAAGATATTATTTATACAATCGAATCTCGAATGAAAATGGGAGGTATATTATCTGAAGGAGGTGCGGCAGGACATATGGCACACCCATGGGATGATCATGGATTATCATTTAATGATATGAAAGAAATCGTTTCACGTGCTTTGTCTGGACGTTTAGATATTGAACAAGCTGTTACGGAAAAAACAGATGGACAAAATATTATGGTAACTTGGAAAAATGGACAACCAGGTTTTGCACGTAATAAAGGCACCGTAATTAATCCAATGACTCCAGATCAATTAGTTGCAGATTTTGAACGTAAGTATCAAGAATCTATACAAAAAAATGGAGCCGATGCATCAGCGGGATATAAACTAGTTGTAGACGCATTTCGGGAAATGTCTCAAGATGTAACTGCAGCATTGGCATCTATTCCAGCAGCAGAATTAGATCGTATTTTTAAAAATGGACGAGTATTTGCAAACATGGAAATTATTTATCCAGCTACTAGAAATGTAATTGCATATGATAAAGCACATTTACAATTTCATAATTTAGTAGAATTCGATGACAAAGGAAATACCGTAGAAACAGATTTAGCCGGCGGATCTCTAATGCAAAAAGTTGTACAAGATGCAAATGCACATATGCAAAATACATTTTCATTTATTCCACCACAGCGTATTAAATTAGGTCGAGTATATGATTTTGAAGATCAACAAGCTGCATTTTTTAATGAAATTGATCAATTACAACAAAAATTTAATTTAAAACCAACTGACTTAATTAGTGAATATCATAAAGCATGGTGGAGAGATGTCATACGAACTAAAGCATCGGAAACCGGATATGAAATTACAGACGATATTCTAGAAAAATTAGTATATCGTTGGGCATTTGCGGATAAATCTACAAATATTTCTATGTTTAAAAAACAAATTGACAATCCAGAATTTGTTGCATGGGTAGATCAATTTGACAAATCGGATTTTAAAAAATACAAAAAACAAAATTTAGAACCATTTGAATCTATTTTTTTAAGACTCGGCGTTGTAGTATTACAAAATGCATCTAATTTTTTAGCTGCAAATCCATCGCAAACAGTTCAAACTATTAAATCGGAAATGTCGGATCTTATTAAAGATTTACAAACAACTAATAAACCAGAAACCGTATCTAAATTAGAATTGGAATTAAAACGTATACAAAAATTAGGAGGTTTCGATGCAATTGTCCCGGCAGAAGGCGTTGTATTTACATATCAAGGCAATACATATAAAATGACAGGTGCATTTGCACCGGTAAATCAAATTTTAGGAGTGTTAAAATACGCACGATGATTTAGTAATGAATTATAAAAAAATATACGATCAGTTAATTGATCGATCTCAATCTGAGAATCGTAAAAAAGGTCTCGGAATATATTTTGAACGCCATCATATTATTCCTAAATGTTTAAGTCGAGGTTCAATGAGTGATGAACATAAACTTAATATTAGTAAGTCACTTAAAAATAAAAAGAAACCGCCCCGCACTGAAGAACATTCTAAAAATATTTCAAAAGCGTTATTATTAAAAAACAAAGTTAAATCTGTTTAACTAATATTTATATAAAATAAAAGGAAAATTGTAATGACGCAAAAACATAAAAGCAAGTATAAAACACCGAAAGATTTTGAAAAATCACAAAAACCAAAACCAAGAAAAGATCTTAAAGATTATACTGAAGATGACAAAAAAGGAAATTTAAATCCTAAAACTACAGGAGATAAACAACTTAACGTTTTGCGTAAAACTGATAAACCTGTACAGGATGACGGAAAAATGTTTCCAAAATACAATGATGATGATCGTTTATACAAAGATATAGAAGATGGCGATTATGATCCTAAAACTGCAGCAAAGCGTTTAAAGAAACGTCAAGACAAAGAAGAAAAAGAAACTGCGGATGTTCTTAAAGATAAAATTGAAAATTTAACTAGAGAACAAAAAGAACGTTTAGTTAGAGAATATGTACGAAGAAAAATCGTCAATGTATTAATAGAACAAGAAGAAAAACCAGAAGATGCTCCAACTGAAGAACCAGCAGCTGAAGAACCAGCAGCTGAACCTACGCCAGATCCATCCACACCAACACCACCAGCTGCAGCAACTCCACCAGCAGCCGATGTAGCAACTCCGCCAGCTCCAACTGCAGCAACACCACCGGCTGAAACTCCAGCAGCTGGAGAAACTAGCGGCGCTGAAGAATTATCTCCAGAAACAAAAGAAGCAGTTGCAGTAGAAAAATTTGTTAAACAATTGAAAGCTGACGGCGGAAATATTGCTAGAATTAAAACGTTAGCTAAAGTATTTAACATGGTCATGAAAGATGCAGAAACTGAAGATAAACATAATTTCTTTAAATTACTACGCCAATTGTCTATAAAAAAATTAATGAATATCGATAACGCAGCGGATACAAAAAAATCAGAAACTAAATAAGTTATATGTCTAAAAAGTTACAAAATGTAAAAGCCGTTCAACAAATGATTGACGGTACCCATAAGTTTCAAACAAAAAAAACTATAGGGTTTTCGGATGCAAAAGAAACAGCCGAAAAAAATAAACGGCATGCAGTCGGCGACGTATGGGAAGAAACAGATTCTGTTACTGGAATTACTTATGTAATTGAACAGAAACAAGGTTTCCGTATTAAAAAATTAAAATCTACTGAAGTATTGCAAGAAATACGAGAAGAACTTCGTATATTTCCAAATTGTCGTAAAGAAACATGTACATGTTTAAAAGCACAACGCATTGATGAAAAGATGAGAAAAATTCACGGAATGTGTTTTGATTGTGTTATCGAAATGGAACATGATTTACGTAAACAAGGCAAATATGAAGAATACGAACAAAATAAAATTCGCGAAAATGCATTAGCTTGGTTAGCGTTAGCAGAACGAGATGTAAATTTACTTCGTGAAACATATACCCGCGCATCGGAATACGTTACAAATTCAGAAGGTCAATTAGAAACATGGGCAGCACGAATGACGCCGGAAGAATTTGATGCTACTATTCAAGAACAATTTAATAAATTCAAAGAAAATTTTTTAAAAAAACTAAATGGAGAAAATAATGAAAATAATTAAAAAATATTGGGCATACATAGTCACAGGTATTGCTGCAGTATTAGCAATATTATTTGTTGCGAAAAAACAAAATGAAAAAAAAGCAGATAAATTAAAACAAAAAATTGATGACAATGATAAACAAATTGATCAATTACAAGGTAAAATTGACATTGTAGAAGAACAACGACAAGAAGCTATTCAAAATGCAAAAGAAACAGCACAAGAAGTAGAAGAACTTAAACAACAAAAAGAAGAAATAAAACCAGAAGTAGTAGAAGATGTCGTTGAATTAAAACAACAAATTTTAGATAAAACAAAAAGACGCGGTCGTAAACCAAAAAAAGGAAATTAATGAAAAAGCTATTAGTTATATGTTTATTTCCATTATCTTGTTTTTCTCAAAATATTCCGGATACATGTTTTACTGAACAAGAAATGCAAGATATTTTATTTACAATTGATTCACTATATGAATTAGATGAAATAAATCAAAAAATTATTGAAAAACAAGATGAACTTGTAAATGATTTAAATTCAGTAATCAAATTAGATTCAATGCAATTAGCATATCAAACCGAACAAACTAAATTATTAAAAACTAATATAGATTTGTATGTCGAACGCGAAAAACGTTTACAGCCAAAATGGTTCGATAATAAAGCAATTTGGTTTGGTAGTGGTATTTTAACTACTTTATTTACCGGAGCAATTATCAATCAATATTTAAAATAATGTCACAACCTAACATAAAGCAAATAATACAGCAACAGTACATGATGTGTGCTAAAGATCCTGTATTTTTTATGCGTAATTATTGTTACATTCAACATCCTAAACGAGGTAAAATTAAATTTAATTTGTTTCCGTTTCAGGAAGATTCATTATCTGAATTAAGAGATAATCGTTACAATGTTATTCTTAAATCAAGACAGTTAGGTATATCTACTTTATCGGCTGGATTTGCTTTATGGAGCATGTTATTTGCAGAAGATTTTAACGTATTAGTTATTGCCACCACACAAGAAGTAGCAAAAAACCTAGTTACCAAAGTGCGTGTAATGCACGACAATTTACCAAGTTGGTTAAAAGGTACAGTCGAAGCTGATAACAAATTATCGTTAAAATTTAAAAATGGTTCACAAATTAAAGCAGTATCATCCGCAACCACAGGCGCACGTTCGGAAGCGTTATCGCTTCTTATAGTAGACGAAGCTGCATTTATTCGAAACATAGAAGAAATATGGATAGCATCGCAAGCTACATTATCAACGGGTGGTGGTGCTATAG